TCTGCTTTGTGTTTCCCTCGCTGTCGGTTACTGTTGCCAGTATGCCGGACCCTTTGAGGATCCCGTCTTCCATAAGCTTAATGCTGTTTGATAAAATAATCTGTGCGTTTGTCATGATTTTGTGCTCCTTTGCTTTGTTGTTTGTTTTCCTTTATTCTGTATTCATTATATATCAAAAGATATACATAGTCAAGAAAAATATATATCAAATGTTGCACAAATTTAAGCCGGAAAGATTGTGCAATATGTCAATTGATATATATATACAAATTGATATATAATTTTGAATAGTGGAAAAGGAGGCTTTATTACGCATGAGTAATTTACAAAACAAAAGACTAGCGGCGGGGCTGTCTCAAAGCCAGCTCGCCAAAGCGGCGGGGCTTAACCTGGGCGCTTACCAACATTATGAGCAAGGAAACCGAAATATTGACGGGGCAAAGATTGAAACCCTCGCGGCAATAGCTGCCGTTCTCGGGTGCAAAATTCCCGATATCCTCGAAAGCTCCGAACTCGCGGAAAAGGTCCGCGCGGTGTCTTGATTTTCGGACCCGAAAAGAGTATAATATTTCCCGTTGATTTGTCTGCAACAAGTTGACATTTCCCCAAAACAAAAAGCCCCGGCGCATTGCTGGGGCTTTTCTCCTGTTTTTCTGCTTTTATTCTGTTGTTGAAAACGTCGGAATAATACTGTAGCCCGTTTCGTCCTGGGCTTCGATGATCTCAACCACGCGCGGGTTGCTTTCCATGCCGTATTCGTTGCGAACGCTTACCCGATCGCCCAAAAAATAATCCTGGTTGAGTTTAAAACCGTAATTCGGCGCCACATCGGCTTCGGTTTCGGTCAATACCTTACTTTCCCCCAGCGCCTGTTGTCCCTTGTCATAAAGGGCGTTAAAATACGTTTGCGGGGTCATTTCGTTGCCGTTCGTGCTGGTCTGCTCCGCGTTCACGTACATTTCGCGCCGCTCGATTCCCATTTGATAGCCCGCAAAAAGGGCTTTCACTCGGCTTGTGCCTTGTCCCTCGCCTAAAACCATTGCGGTGTTTTTCCACGGCTCCACGTTCACGGATAAGGCGCTCGAAAGCAGATTATTAAAATCATTCGAGAAAATCACGGGCGGGACCTCGGTCTGTCCGAGGGTGCGGTTTGTCCCCTCGTATATTTCAAACTCTATAGCGCCGCTTTCAAGGTCAAAATTTGCCCGATATCCGATATCAAGGGTTTTACAGATTGCTTCGATAGCTTCACCCACGTTCTCGCCGTTGTACTGGTTTGTCAAGTCGCGGTCGGCAGTCGTAAGACTGTTTTTGAATGTGAAACCGTTTATTTTTCTGTGGCTGTCGCCCGGTGCGATAATGCTGCGATACAAAAGGCGCTCAATCGTCTTTGCGGCGCTCCCGGTATAGGTGAACTGCGACAAAACCACGCGGCGAAATATCGCGGCTTCTATCATGTGTCCCGAAACGGTCAGATAATTGCCCGCGTCCGCGTCGGTGCTGATCTTGATTGATTCAATCATGCCGCATTTTTTTGTATCATCGGCGCGGCAGATATACTGCGTTGTGTTCGTGCTGTTGAAATTTACGTCCGCGATTATGTCGGCGGTTGCGGGGATATAGAGCTCAAAGTCGCCGCGTTCGTTGTACCGCTCCGTCCATATAGCGCTTTTGTATGTCTCAATAACCCGCTTTATTTTCATTTGACTATCGAGCAAATAAAACATTAAAGCCACGGTTTACACCCCCTCGTAATGGGTCTGCCAACGCACAAGCCCGCTACAATTTGAGCTTGAAAGCGTGATTAAATTGTTGTCGTACGGGATAAGCTGCAGCCAGTCGTGTTCGGTCGCGTTCATATACTGCAGAATGTTGGTCGTTTCCCCGCTGCGGGTCAGCGTCAGCGCCTTTAAACCTTGCCGCGTGTCCAGCGTGATCTTGTCGCCGCTCTGATAGTCCCCGTCAATCGTAAAATTTTGCCCCGTAAGGGCGTTTCCGATAGTCAATCCCCCTGTTATATTGCCCGACACATTAACCTCGAAAATAGCCCCGTGTGCGGTGTCTGAAAACGTTACTATATTGCTTTGCGGATATATAACGACGTGGGTCTGTTCCTCGCTCAAAAAATAGGGGTCCGGGCAGATAATAGAAACCTGCACGCGCTGTTTCCTTGCGAACGGGTCCGCGCTTATGCTCTCGACGTAGCCGTCAATATTCGCGGTGCGTCCGTTTGCCTTGATCTCCAAAGAAATAGGCTCTTTCACTTTGAAAATAAAATATAAGCTTGTGCGCAATGCTCCGGGGTTGGGACCCGTCGCCGCGAACGTCAAAACAATGTTTCGGTTTTCTGCCTGGGCGTTCGTGAAAACGGATCCATCTTTCGTAGCTATCGGGCTTGTCGATATGTTCGCCGTGGGCGGGTTTAAGCCCGTAACGCTGATAAGCGCGGAAATACTGTCGTTAAGGTGATACGTCGCAAAATTGCCGTACTGGTTTGTCGCTTTTACCTGCATTGTCAAATTGTCCCCCTTGCAAAATTAAGCTGATTTTGTGTTGCCCGGTAAATGTCCAGCCGCGAAAGTGCTTTCGGGCTGTTGTTGTACTGGTTAAAAACAATGCCTTGTCCGGCAGCAGGCGCGGTTGCCGCTCCGGCGATAATGCCCTCACTTTCAAGCGCCTGTTTCATAGCCTGGGCGGTCGCGTTTATCCATGCCGCGTTGTTTTCAAGCGGGACGACCGCTTCGGCGCCGTTGCCCTCTAAAAATCCTATCTGCCCGCGCTTCAAAACTCCGCCGCGCTCGAGCTCGTTTATTCTCGGGATATCAAGCCCATAACCGCCAACGCCCGGTACCCAGTCGGGTATCTGTATTTTGTTGAGCGCGTCAATAAATTTATTGAGCCCCTTAATCAAGAAATTTACGGGCGCTTTTACGATCTCCGTTACTGATTCCCATATCTTCCCGATTATGTCCTTCGCGCCCTCAAAAACGCCCTTAAACCACTCCCCGACGTTTGCAAAAGCGCTTTTTATGTTCTCCCACGCGGTCGTGAAAACGTCAGAAAACCACTCGCCAACGTTCGCAAAAGCATTTTTTACGCTGTCCCAAATGCCCCCGAAAAAGTCCGCAACGGCGCTCCACGCGTTCTTGATTCCGTCCCACGCTGCCGCGAAAGCGTCAGAAATTGCAGTCGCCACGGTTTCCGCTATTTCCTTTATGCTTTCCCATACTTTCGCAAAGAACTCTTTGAACTCTTCAAAGTGCGTTACTAAAAGCGTAACGGCGGCAATAAGGGCAGTTATCGCCGCAACCACAAGTCCAATAGGGTTTGCAGCCATTACGGCATTAAATACGGTCATTATTGCCGTTCCCGCCTTGATCGCGACGAAAACGCCCGTTATTATTCCGGCAAGCGTGGCAAGGGTCTGCCAGTTGTTGACGATAAAAGTGATTATGTCTTTTACTTTCGGGATAAGCTCTGAAAGTATCTCGCTGATTTTCGAAATTGCCGCGCTGATCTCGGGACCGTTCTCCGCTAAAAGGTCGCTTATAGTCTTGCCAACGTCAGCTTTTAAGCTCTGAACGGCAAGTTTAAAATCGTCGGTCGCGTCCTGGGTGGCTCCGAACGTGTCCTCGACCGTTCCCATACTGTCGCCCGCTGCCTGTGCTAAATCCTTGAAAGACAGCGTCCCGTTTTTGATTGCTCCGTAAATCTGGTCGCCCGACTTTCCGAAAAGGTCATAAGCGGCGTTTAATCCGTCCATACCGTCGGATCCGTTTTCGATCGCGTCCTGCAGGTCGGTTAAGCTGTCGTTTAAGCTCTTACCCGTTTTCGCGCTGTTTTTGAGCGCTTTTCTCATGCCGTTTAGCACGGTTTCGCTATTTGCGCCCGACTTTTCAAGCTGCCCCATAAAGGAAACCGCCTGCTCGAGCGAAAGCCCCATCTCTTGAAACGCGGTCGCGTTGCTGATTATGCCGTCGGTTAGGGTAGAGGTGTTTACGCCCGTTGCCTGGGCTGTCTTTGCCAGCGCGTCGAGAAGTGCGCCCGCGTCCTTTGCGTCCTTGCCGTATGTTGCAAGGGCTTTTTGCGTGTCGTCAATGCTCGAAACCACGTCCGCCCCGGTGATCTTGGCGAACTTTAGATAAAGCGTTGTAAGGTTTTCCAGCTCTTCGCCGTTTACTCCAAAGCGGGTGTTTACTTCTCCGAGGGCGTTTCCGATATCGCCCATATCTCCGACGATAGTCTTTGAAACGTTTGTATAATTCTGCTTTAACTCTTCGGCAGCTTCGCCCGTGGCTCCCGTCGCCTTGATAACGTTGTCGGCGCCCTCATCGTAGGCGTTGTATGCTTCTTTGGCGGCGTTTGCCATATCCTTAAAGCCTTTTACAACCGCTTTTATTGCGCTTGCCGCAAGGTCAGCAAGCACGCCTTTCATAACTGTAAAGCCCTCGGACGCGTCTTTCGCTTCTTTGCCCGCGTCTTCGACGCCGTCCGCAAGGTTGTCTGCAGCCTTTGCGCCGTCGGTCATTCCGTTTTCGGCGTCTTCAAGCTTCTTGTTGTAGTCGCTTAACTGCTTCTTTGTGTCATTTATAGCGGCTTTTTGGTTTGCAATCTTGATGCGTAAATCGTCGGCGGCTTTGCTGCCGTCGCCCTGTTCCTTTACGGTCAATTCAAGCTGTTTTTCGTAGGCGTCGAGGATCTTCTCTTGGTTGTTTAATACCTTGTTGAGCTGGTCCAGCTTCGCCCGGATTCCGTCGGCGCTGTCTGCCATAAAGTCAAGGCTTGACGCCGCCGCTTTAAATTCGGCGTTTGCAAGCTTTATTTGTCTGTTTGCTTCGCTTATGCCGCTTTTAAGGTTGCTTATATCGACTTTAAAGCTAGTCGTTATATTGTTCTTTGTGTCTCCCATTTTGCCGCCCTCTCTTTACGCCGCCGCCTTAAAACCATGTGTCCCCGGCAGGTCGGCGTATAACGTTCTTTTTCTGTTTCGTGTTCCGCCTGCTCCATGAGTTAAAGCTTACCAAAAGCGCGAAAACGTCCCGCGCCTTTTCCCTTTTCCATGTGAGCGGCGTTGTACCCGTGAAACGCTCCGTCAAGGTCATTTCAAGGTCAAATAAAACAACATTCATCGGGGTATTATCAGCAAATACCCCGCCCGTCAGTTTTTTTGGCTTTTTAAGATTTCAAAGCTCGCAAGGCTTGCGCGGCAGATATCGATAATTAACGGGATAAGGTCAGAAACGCGGGTGCGGTTTAACTCTTCCTCGGTAGCTCCGAAAACGTCGTGCAAAAGCGGCTTTATCTGTTTGTAGCCCTTGATTATCATTCCGGCGACTGCCTTGTCGTCTTCGATCTTGTCAAGGTCGATTATCGAAACAAGGTTGTCAATCGTTCCCAACATAAGGTCGTAGCCCTCGGCTGTATAGGTCTTTTCTATCTTGCCTTTTTCTGTGGCGCTGTAAATATTGAGCTTTAATTCCATTTTTGCTTTTCTCCTTTTTGTGTGGTTATCTTTTGGAAAAGGGCGGCAGCTTCAAATTGCCGCCGCCCTATCCGAAAGAAGGTATATATGGGGTGTGTTGTCAGCTTGTAACGGTGACGGCGCAAACGTCCACAAATCCGCCGTCCGTGGTGGTTACTGTAATAACCGCCGATCCCGCCGCGATTCCCTTAACCTTGCCGCCTGCGGTTACTGTTGCAATGCCCGTGTCGCTCGAAGAGTACGAAACGGTCTTGTCCGTTGCGCTTGCGGGTGCTACTGTTGCGGTGAGCTGTACTTCTTCCGCTACTTCAAGCGCTGCGGTGCTGGGTGTAAGGGTTACGCCCGTAACATTAACTGTTCCGCTTGCGCTCACGGTGTCGGGGGTCTGAACGGCTGCAAAGAAATTTGTAACGTCCGCCAGCGCGTAACGGGTATCAACCACGATTCCCTTTGCGCTGCCGCCCTTTGTAAACTCGTACTCGGTATAAATGCCCGTAAAGGTTATCTGTGTGTTGTTTGCGTCCGTTCCGTCGTTCTCGGTTGCCGCTGTCTCGTCCGGGATTCCGAACTGTCCTTTTAACCTGGATACATAGCGATACTTGCCGTCCGTTCCTTTTGTGCGGTACATGATCGCAAAATAGGAATTTTCGCGCACGTTGTCAACCATCATTCCTGTGGTATCGTCGAACGTTCTGCCCGTGATCTTCGCCAGCATTTCAAGCTCGGGGGGTGCAACCGTAATAGTGATAGTGTCGGCGCCCTCGCTGTTGATAACGATTAAGGCTTTGTTATCGTAGTAGTGCGCCTCGCTGCTGCTGTCGGTGCTCTTGCCGATCTCGGCTACGGGTGCAAGCTTCACGGGTGTTTCGCAAGTGTAGCCGGTGCTGTCGTCTTTCGTTACCCTTGCAACGTAAAGATTATCAACGCCCCTAAATTCGAAAACTTCCATTGTGTTTGCTCCTTTACTCTGTTATAGTCTGCAGAAATGTGCAAGTCAGCCCGCGCCCAACGTGGGTGATTTCGTCGCTTGCTATGTCGTGTCCCCTGTCGGGTGTTTGCCAGCCTGCTGCCTTTAATGCCGCGCGGGCTTCTCCCAAAAGGTCGTACACGGTGCCGGGGGCTGTCGAATACACATTTACGTCAAATTCATGAACGACAAAAGCCGCGTTCTCGTTGTCGTAGGCGGTCTGTTCTTCTTCCGATCTATTCCAAAAGGTGAAAAACGTATCCGGGTACGGCGCTTCGGGTGCGAGGCTCCCTTGCCGTATAACAGGAACTTTAAAAGCTCCCAAAATCTCGAGTAGTGTGTCTTCCATAGCTGCCCCTTTTCAAGCTTCAAAATCAAGCCTTTTTTTGATTGCGTCGCTGAAAATCTTTTCTTGCTCTTGTGCTATCTCGCGCTGGATCGCGTTTCCGTAAACCGCGTTGTATAGCTTTTTATCTTCCCGGATTCCGGGGTTGTCTTTCGCGCCCGCTCTTTTGGGCGTTCCGTACTGGTTGCGCGGAGTGTGTCTTGCTGTCCCGTACATAAGGAAAACCGACGGCAAGCCGCCTTTTGAAATATCAAAACCGACTTTTATTGTCGCGGTGTCCCCGGTCCAGCTCGGCTTTTGTCCCTCTGTCAAGGTCTTGACGGTGTTCCCCGTCCGCTTGTGCCTGCTCATTGCCTTTTTGAGCTCGGGGTTGATCTTCTCCGGGATAAACTGCAGGCAATCGTCCGCTACTTTGTTTAGGTCTCCGCCTAACTGCATATAGCGTTCTGAAAGCTCCGTAAACCCGTCAAATTTTATTCCCCAGCCCTTTTTCTTTGCCATAAGGTCAAGCGCCCCCTTTGACAGCCTGTAAGCGTGCGGTTAAATACTGATTGCGGAGCTGCACGTTCTCGGGCGTTCCGACTACTTCGTAAATCGTATCGTTGTCGAGCACGTGGACGCGGCAATCTGCCTTTAAATCGGGATTAAACCAGGTTTCAAGGCGAGCCGTGTCTATTACGCTATAAAGCCCGTCCTTTACGCTTTCGGTCCCGCCGAACGTCTTAAACGACCCAAAAAACACGGTTTCGCCCTCAACGTAGGTTTTTGTCGGGACCCCTTTAACGATAACCGTTGTAGGGGTCAGAATGTGAAAAGGAACGTTAAACGGGGATTGCGGTCTATAATCTGCCATAATCAAGCCCCCTTATAGCTCA